TTTAATTTGCTGTAAACATCCTAATTCTTTAATGCAAGTATTATCTCACATTTTCATTCTTTTACTATACCCCATTATGAGTATATTTGTTATACTCCCAATATTAAATAACGGGAGTATAACTATTTCACCAATTATAACGATCAACCATAATAGCTTCATCCATAATTGATACAGGTGAAAATTCTTCCAAATTTCCAGATGTAATTGATTTCAAGATACTTGGTGAAAATCCTGATACAAGTGCAACACCATTAGTATTGAATTTTACAGGAACATTTTCATGTGCTTTCAAATTCCAGAATACAATTTGTGGTAATTCATAACCTGCATTAGCATATGTACGTTTAATCATGTCCATTGCAGAATCATCAAATTTTGCACATCTATCAAACTGCATATCAGAGAATATGATTAACATTTCAGGCATTTCATCTTGATCAACTTTACCATTTTGAGCAACATATAAAAGTTGATCAAATGCTTTCACCAAATTAGTATTCATACCCCATTTAGATCTAACAGTTTGTTGAATCTTATCTAAGATAGTACCTTTCACAGTTAATAATTGTGGTGATTCTGAGAAAGTTAAAAAAGTATCTTTAAACTTACCAGTATTTTTATCAGCACAATATAAACCTAATGATACGGCAACATCCATAATATTCAAGTTTTTATTTGCTCCTACATTTTGATTCATAGAACCAGAAACATCAATCATTGGTAAAATATTTCTATCACCAATTAAGTTTTCCAATGAATCCCATTGTGCAACAATAAAATCACTTTCAACACGATTTACACCATATTTATATGCATTTACACCTTTAATAACATCATAAGGATAAACAGCACCAGCATTTACTTTTGTATCACCACTTTTCAATGCTTCAACATATGCTTCAAATGTATTTGAATTTTTAAAAAATGCTTTACGGTATCTTGCAATTGCCAAAGATGGAACTTTTTGAAATTCAATTTCATCCCATTCTTTATCACACATTTGAGTTTCGACAACCTTTGTTAATTCAACCAAACGCTTACGGTAGAATTTTGGTGTCCAACCTAAATATTTTCTTAATGTAGCAGAAAATGCACCCTTTCTTGGCATCCATTTAGCACATAAACCATTATCTGCATTTAATGCTTCTTTAATTAATTCAAATGCAACATTGCGAACATTTAAAGAACTGTAATCAATATCAACTAAATCTTTCCAACGCCCCAATTCAGGAACTTTTTGAATTAATGAAATTGCTTTATCTTCATCAGTATTCATTAAATATTGTACAATGTCAATAAATAATCTGCGTTCACCAGCACCACCACGAACATCACGTGACCATTGAGCGATACGCATTGCACGATCAGGATCTTCTACATATGCTGAAACAAATTGAGGTATAATATCTTTACCTCTTGATGCACCAATTTTAAAAAATAAATCAGTTGAAGCATTGGCAGTTCCAAGTCTTGCTTTCATACCATTTTCTGTACGTGCTTCTTGATTTTGTATTGCGTTATTAAATGTATTCATAATATTTTCCTTTTTAACAGATTAGTATCATTTAGGTTTTCACACCCTACCAGATTCGGGTTATTTCAATTTTACGGATTGATTTTTGTTTTGTTTTGCTGTATCTAATCAAATTCAACAGTATGTATATAAATTCCTGACGTTCTACCATTAGACTATACTCCTAATAAAAGGAAGCAACGGGAGTCGAACCCATATATTCAGGGTGATTATTTTAATTTTGCTGTAAACATACTAAATTCAACAGATTGATATAAACGTGTTTAGATTATGAGTCTAAGGTTTTATAATTTTGCTGTAATCAATCTAATTCAACAGGGTGTTATTTCAAGTTTCAAAAGTTTGAATTTTAATTTGCTGTAAAACACCCTTAATTCTTTTATAATCCCAACTTTTTAAGTATGAAATTAAGTTCTTCTGTATCAAGATGTTCTGTTCTACACAAAACATCATTTTTTAATTTAATGACTTTTTTAAATTTAGTATAAGTAAATGTATCACAATCACCAGCATCATATATAACTAGTATTTCTTTATTATCATATTTACTTAAATAACTAACATTATTCAAATCAAAGTCTTTCATTTGGTTTCCTTTTGGAAGTTTATCTCAATGCAGACATTATCCCTTATTTGACACTACTTGTATATATCCCAAATTGGATATATTTTAAATTTGGTAGTTCGAGAGTGAATCGAACACTCGACTTCCTACTTGTAAAGAAGGCACTCTAACCACTGAGTTACCGAACTATAAATTTGGAGATAGGTAAGAGACTTGAACTCTTACGGGACACAATGCCCTAACGGTTTTCAAAACCGCATCCCATAGACCGACTTGGATTAACCTACCTTAATTTTGGTTGTCCCAGATGGAATCAAACCATCGTATGAGTGTTATCAGCACCCTATTCTGTCATTGAATTATGGGACAAAATTGGCGGTTTATAACGGTAACTATCCGTTCATTCCACCTTGACAGGGTGGCGTGTGTACATTAACACTCATAAACCATATTCTCAATTCGCAAATCAAGAATAAAATATTCGCAGGGTCAAGACTCTCGGTTTCAGATTCTTACTGCACCATATAAATCCATCAGCCAACCCGTATGATGGTGGTATTTTCTCATTGTCGATCACACAACGATTTTCCTCTCTCTAAAATAATTGCCTTCTCACTTTTTCCCAAATTTGTCCATTTGGGAAAAATATAACAATATCTTTATTCTTTTTATTAGCATAATCATGTGTATACCAAGTACCACCATTGCTTTGCCATTCATCTTGATATGGAATAACTAATAATATATCACATTCATCAACAATGTTTCTATTCCTTTTGAAGTAAGAAAATGGTTCTCTTATTTCATTTGATTTGTGGTATGCTCTTAAATCTGTTTTTTCTGGTGGGTGACATACTACATTATATCCTAACCCATCTGCAATTTCTGCAATTTCTACATCAACACCAACACAATCACCATGATGCAATTCATCTTTTTTGTTGGTATGTTGTTTCAAAACAAAGTTATATACATTATCTGTTTGTTGAACAGTCATACCAGATCGTGTTCCTGTTACACCGATTTTCATAATATTATCTCATGTTTAATTTAAAGTATTATCTCATAATGAATAATTTTTGTATATATCCCATTATGGATAATTTGGTGGCAATCGTTGGTATCGCTCCAACCTCTCAGGTTCTTCAAACCTATGCTAATCTATCTCAGCTACATTGCCTAAATAATGATAAGGATGCTATATTATGAAACAACCCAAATATCAAACAATAATGATCCATCAAATCTTATACCATTATGTCCAACACATCATCAATATTGGCATAGTAGATATAAGTATTTAATATATGACATGATAGAATCATATCATAAGAATTTTCGGGAGTGCCAGATTTGAACTGTGCGACATCTTGTTTCCAAAACAAGTAGGCTACCAGACTGCCCCAACCCCCGTTATTTAATACTACACAAATTGTTAAAGAACGTCTAAAACGAAAAAACCCTTAATCTATTTCTAAATTAAGGGTTTGATAAAAACACATTGTTTAATATATTTTTGTCAAACCCCAATATCCGAAAAATTCACATAAAAAGGCGCACTATTACGATCAAGCGAATTAATCGGTTGATTGTCAATACTGGCTAAATGTTGTTTGTTTTTCAAGTTCATTGTTTTATATATCTTCTTATGTTATTTGTTTTACTTATTTATACAAATCAAAATTTGTAAGGTTTTAATCTGTATGACCGTGTTTTTTATTTACATAAATCTAAGGTGTAAATCTCGATTTATACAGTCTATTTACAAATCGAAACTTGCAAATCCCGACCTGATATAAACATCTTAACATACTTTTTATATCTATGTCAAGCATTATATTTTTTTAATTTTTTCATAACATAATTCCATTCATCCTCAGTATATAAATCATAAAACTGATCACTGTAATTAGAAGCAAGTATATCCTGATTCATTGCTTCATTTATATAATTAAATTCACTAGAACCAATTTTACATTTGGGGTTTAAAACCCGATTAAACACAACTTCAAGATCCTCTAATGTATAATCATTAAAATCAGAACGGGTCATCCACATTTTACTGCTTGTATCTCGTTTCATAATTATTTCTCTTTGTTTGGTTCCAGATAGAGGACTCAAACCTCTGACTACGGATTACAAAACCGTTGTGTTATCAGTTATACCAATCTGGATTTATTCATTGATGTTTAAATAATATACCCATTTCAAATTCTTTTAAATGAATATCTGTAATAAATGGTAATTTATAGAATCCAATAAAATCTTCATCTGATAATTTAACACATTCACCTTCACCTAAATGAATCATTTGTTCTTCCCAATTTAATCCATTATCGGAACAAATTTCCATCAATTCAAACAATCGATCAAAACTTTCAATGTTGGTTTCATCTTCATCAGTATAAATCCAAAAAGAACAATCTTCGTTATTTTTCATAATATATCACCCTTTAATCAAGATATTCTAAAATATCATCAATGCCAATATGCCCTAATTTAGATAATGTATCATAAATTTCATCTGATAATTTTGGAGAATGATCCCCCAATTTAATATCAAAACTTTCAATAGCTTGATTTTGACCATTAGCAAAGTCTTGTAATTTATCTAATTCATCAAACGCAAACCGTGTTCCACCATTTTCAACAAAAAATGAATAATTGCACATCTTACTTTTCTCCTAAATAAAGCATTGGTAATATACTTAAAATATAAAATTTAGTAGGAACATCACCTACATTATATTCCATTTGAATATCTTTTCTTGCACGTTCCAGTAAATAAACTTTGGATATAGACATATACATAAATCCAAATAATAAAAATATTAACACATCCATTTCAAATAATCTCCAACCATCATCTTTTTAATTTGGCAGGCCAGCAAGGAATCGAACCTCAGTCTTAACGTTTGGAGTGTCTTATGCTACCATTACACCACAAGCCCATTTAATTAGTACCGCCTTATCATATCGCATTTAAGTTTATAGATATAATCTGACTTTTAAGTTATCACCCCTACCTTTATTGTGGTATTTGGGGTTTCCCCTAACATCCCATATTACTTTATCTCAAAATTTGAGTAGTATGATTTTTATGTGAATACTACAACGTATCACATAAAACTTGGTAGCGGAAATAAGGAATCTAACCTTAAAATCTTATGCGTATGAAACATAAATATACAACAGTCTACCATTCCGCTAATTTCTTTACACGTATGTAATAAGTGAGTAATTGTGGAATTGAACCACAACCTTATAAACGCTACGCATCATTTATAAGATTACACAAACATGTGAATCATGTATTCACACTAATGTACGCCAAGTTATTACCCTTTGTTTTGTGATCCTGGGGAGGCTCGAACTCCCGTTATTGGATTGAAAGTCCAATATCCTAGCCACTAGACGACAGGATCTTAATTTTTATTCATCTAGCTATAACGTATTATCCTATAAATAATACCATCTGTATATACCCACAATGGGATATATTATTTAAACATCTTTCTACCTTTAATCCATCCATCAGGAACAATTAACTAATTGTGATTCCATTTCAAACATATCTTCCGGATTATCAAATATCTGTAAATATTCTTTTTTGAAATTTTCTTTTCCATATTTAGTTACAGATTTTTTAAAATATACACCAGAACCAATATAATTATCTTTTAAATTTTTTGTTCTATGGCAACCAATGTAAATTTTTCCATTTACTAAATTGGTTGTCTTATAAACCGTATAATACATGATGTGAACCTTAATCGTTATTCACATGTATTTATACATTAAGTCATAGTTCGATACTATGACTTGAATCGAAAGAAGGAATCGAACCTTCGGCTCAGGGTTATGAACCCTGTATGTTACCGTTACACCATTTCGCTATATTTGGAGCGTTTAACAGGATTTGAACCCGCACTTTTTGGGTGGAAACCAAACGTGCTACCGCTAACACTATAAACGCATTTTTTGTAGTTCTATTTAGACAATTAAATTTTTATCAAATCTTTATCAGGATATTTAGATGCATATAATACGCCAACATATTTATAATCGACATTTTTACCTGCTTCATTGGATTTTTTTCCAACTGAATATCCACCACCATAATGTTTAACAGGTTTATTTTTAAACCAAAATATCCCATAATGTGCATCTGGTGCTATCCATAATTGGAGACTCAGACAGGATTTGAACCCGTGTAGAAGAATTTGCAGTTCTCCATCAAACCAGACTTGATTACTGAGCCATTTAATCTATTTAGCCAAAATAATTCTCATTATTTGGATTCTCACAATGTTTCCAAGTTACACCAAATCCAAAACCTAACAATTTAAAGGCAAATGACCATTTCATCATCCATTCTCGTTCAGGGTTATGACGGTATATTAAAATAAGTGTATTTAAATGGATACCCACATTAACTGTATTCCATGTAATATATGGATGATATAACTCAATAGTTAAATATTTAATAAATATTTTAAACTTACCTTTATCTTTCATATAAACCCTTAATCAAATATTTTAGCAATTTCTTTATTATGTAGATCTTTTTCAACTTCACTTATTAATTTTGAAGTGATCTTATTTTGTGTATCATAAAAATAAAATGTATTTAACTTTAATAAACTATCATAACCCAATCGAATATCCAAATTATTTATTTTACAGTTATTCAATCTACAATATTTTCGCAATTCTTTACAAGTATTAAAATGATATCGATCATCCGGTAATACAATGAAAAAATTCTGATCAGTAATCAGAAAATTATCATAATTAATCATGATTTTCGTGTAAAGATCCACACACAAAAAGCACCCGTAAATAAACCCATAACATAAGTAAAACTACTTGTATAATATAAAACTTCCAAAGTATACATAATCATTCATTCTCCAATAATGGTTCAAAATCCGGACATGCTTCATCATCCGGATATATTACAATTTCATGAAGGTCACATTCTTCATTATTATATCTTACCGAATATACACATTCACCACAAACTTTATCTCGATAATCACACTCAACAAATATATCCCCATCATTAAAATATGGAACACTCACATCCAATTTTGCCAAACCATGATACGATTCTTGATCAAAATCGAGATTCCAAAAAAATCCCTCACCAGTTTCATTGTTTTTTCTAATCACATCAATAAATAATTGACCATCGGAACTAATCCACTGTACTAATTCACCAATTTTAAAACGCATATTTTACATTTCCACTTCGTTATATTTTCCAACAAACCGATTATAAAGATTACGATTGATATCATTTTGATAAACCGTATTAAATTTTGGAATGGTTTTACCCAAATAATAAAAATTTAGGAAATTACCACAATCAACATCTTCTTCAAGTAAAGCACATGTATCATTATAAAATGAATAACTTGTTGGTTTAAAACCAGCAGATTGTGCTTTCGCTAATTGCTTCTTTGTAACTCTTAAATAACCATGTCCACTTGTGCTAATAAATTTCATTTTGATTTCCTTTTGGAAGTTTTTCTTAACTATGATTATTATACTAATTATAGGTATGAATTACTATACCCATAATGGGGTATATTAACTACATGCAGTTGCATGATTCATTGCATTTTGTAATGTTAATAATACAATAACTTTTCCTTTACGATTTATTCTTTTTTTAG